GGTTTCTCCTTTTAATTAGCTAATTTAATTATTAAATATTCAATACTCATAAGTTTTCTTATGCCCATATTCAAAATTCAACCTTACTGATATTTATAATATATGAGAGTTAGAGACCTTTACGCACTACGGGGTGCCAAACTGTACCATACTCGTCAACCTCTGGTTTCTCATGGTCTGGTGTTCCGTCATCTACAAACCCAAATGGTGCCATATCTTGCTCAATTAAGGCTTGTTGTTCATCATATAACATTTGTCTTGCGTTAGTATCTGTCATCTCTTTAAAAAAAGGTTGATTAGATAACCAACCAAAGATAACTAAACACATCATTAAATCGTCTGTATTACCTTCTTCAGCTTGCCAACTTTGACCTCTTCTTACAAAAGTTGACATCTCTTCAACTATGTTAAAATCGTTTATTAATACTTTATCTGATTCAATTAGTGTTTTAATATTAGCACAACCAATTTTTTTAATTTGTTTGGTCATCTTAACACCAAAGCCTGCACCTCTTCCACTAAATCCAGCACCTAGTATTTGACCTGCACGACCTCTATTTGTTGTCATTAATAGATTGTCATATTCTAATTCAAATTGTAATGCTTCTGCAATCTGTTGACCAAGGTCATTTGTTTCAACTAATACATGAGCAGTATTATATGCCTTACATACTCTTTCAATTGTATGTGGAAATAGTAATGGTTTAATATCATTGTTACGATACTTTGCAACAACTTTAAATGGCATTTGCGTTACATCTAATATAACAAACGCTGAATAATCTTTTGATACACCTCTGGCGACATCAACCGTACACACATAAGTTTTGTCTTTTTGTGGATGTTCAAATACATCTAAACCTGCGTTTGATGTAAGAGGTGTTTTAAACACCATGTTTTTAATTTTAGCAGGACTAATAAGTGTATTTACAGAACCTAAAAACTCACACTCAAACTCTTGTTGAAATTGCTCAGGTGAGGTGTTTCTAATTGTTGCTTCTTTCCACTCATCATCTCTACCTGGCACCTCTGACCAATGTACTTCAATTGGTACATAATCATTTCTTTTATTCTCTGCGTCTGTCCATAACTTATAAAACTGGTTCATACCATAAGGTGTAGATACGATAATCATTTTAGTTTTAGTACCAGCAGATATAGTAGGATAAACAGAGCTAAAAAACATTTCTGCTATATTAGCAGGTACGAAAGCAAACTCATCAAGAAAGATGATATTAAATGAACCACCTCGGATAGCACTTGAAGATGTTGCAGCCGCCACAATAGTGGATTTATTTTCTAATTCTATGTTACCTTTATTCCAATTAATAACTCCTTGTTGCATCCATTTTGGCATGTTTTCATATGCAAGTTGCAATCTTCCTAATATATCTCTAGCAGTAGAAGATTTGTTTGCTAGAATAGCAATATTAGAATTAGGATTAAATAAGGCATAATGTAAAAGATATGATATAGTAGTGGTAGATTTACCTGATTGACGAGGTAATTTACAAATTGTAAAACGATTGTCATGTATTGTCTTTACGATATGCTCTTGAAATGGGTACATATCAAATGGTACTAAACCCTCATCAAGAGATACAATTCTAATGTATTTTCTCATAAAGTAAATAGGGTCGTTAGCACACTTTTGATATTCTAAAATTTGTTCTTTAGTAAATTCAACAGGTGTGTTTACCTTTTTTAGATTTGGATTACCTAGATATGCGTCAGTCATTTAAAATAACTCCTTCAATATGTGTGTAACCCATTTGTATGGCAGCCTGCACTCTTTGACTACCTCTGAAAACTGAATATTGTTTTTCTGCATATGATTTACCACCTACACCTTTTCTAGGTGTTAATGAATATGTATGTTGTCTGACTTCTATAGGATTTTGTAACTCTTCTCCTGCTAATAATTCAGGTAGAGGTGTCATTGATTTGATATAATGGATTTTATTTATTTCCAGTATTATCTTTTTGTGGTTGTCCGCTTTCGCCTTCAATAACTTCATCATCTTTCCTATTTAACATTTTTTGCAATTCCATAGTTGAACCTACAAACAATGCATTTTTGATTTGTGTATTAGCTGACTTTGGTAATTCTTTTAAATCTTTTAATTTTTTCTGCAAGTCTTGTAACTTATCAACTGTTTGTGCAACTTGACCTATTAGTTGACCTGCTACCTCATATGCTCTAGGGTGTTGACCCTCTTTTGCAATATCAAGTATGCCCTCAATGGCTTCATTACCTTTGTCAATAAGATTGTAATAGTTATCTCTACTATTTACATAATCATTATCTATATCATCTTTTGATTCATCTATTTTTCTAGGTACAGGTGCTGGTTGTTGAAAGTCAGCAATCTTAACAGCTGTTGTGCTGTTTTTTTCTATACCTAAAATCTCATTAACATTATCTTCCAATTTACTCATCTGTATCACTCACCGGATTGTATCGTTTACTATCTGTAAAACTTGTTATAGTTGTTGTAAATCCAAAATCATCATCAGCGTCAGCTCCTGTTGGATTTGTTTTAATTACAATTCTTTCATCTCTTGTTAATTTAGGGTCTGTATCAGCACCTAAATCTGCCTGTACTTCTTTAATGATACCTTGATTACTCATTGGTCCGTACAAGTATGTTTTAGCAGTAAAACTTAAAGTATATACTACTGCTCTTCTTTGTGTAAATTCTCCGTTATATGTGTCTTCATAACTTACACTATTTAAAATAATTGGTATATCTCTTTTGATATCTAATTCAGGTACAACATTCATTGTAACTGTATATTCAGGTTGAAACCATGGTAAAATTTGTTCTATAATCTGTAGACCATTTTCAGCAGTTGCTGTGAAAGAATACAAACTAAAATTAATATTATATGGTACAGGTGCTCTATTAAAATTCATCTTCTTACCTGTTTCACCATCTTTTACTCTTATGACTTTTTGCATTTTATTAATTTTTCTGCTAGCGTCATAAGATAAACCTGTAATTTCAAAACCTAATCTAGGTAATGTAACTGCAACCTCTCTGTCACTTTGTAGATTGGCTTGTTGTTCTAATCTAACTAAAAACTTTTCTTTTGGTGCATATGCTAAAGGCACTCTAAATCTTTTTGTTACTGCACCTGTAGATGAAGTATTTTGTATGATAATATTATTAAAGATTTGTCCAAAAGCAATTGTAAGCTTTCTTAATCCTTCGTTATAAAAATGAGTTCCAAACATTATTCGTCAACCTCTCCAAATGGATTTCTTTCTGTAAAATCTAATATGTCGTCTGATAAATTACCTACTGTATCATAACCTGCTTCAGCATTTAAATCTAAATTACTTGCATATGGTGATTGTGTTTGTAAATTTGTTGCAACATATGTTTCTTGCATTAATAATGCTGGTTGACCTGTAGAGTAATCGTGATAATCTTCTAATACAATTGAACCACGACCTGTTAAAATCTCTTGGCCATATTCTAATACAAGTTTGTGTTGTAATTCGTCTAATGTATATTTGTCTTCCGTTTGGTCTAATACTTCATTGCCTGTATTAATCTGTTCGTTAGCATACTCCCAACGAGTTACTTTTAATTTGTAAACTGGTAAGTTGCCAAGTTGATAGAACGGCTCTTGGTCTTCTACAAACTGTATTTCAAAGTATGCTTGTAATAAAGGAACATATATTAAATCACCTTCGTTAGGTCTGCCTGTAGCAGTTAGTGTTGCCTTACTAGCAACATGTTCCTCAAATCTTCTTTTAGATAATACAACTGTAGTATCATCTCTAATTTCTAAACCAAATTTATTAATGATTTCGTTTTCGCCAGCAAAACCCTCTGTAGTTTCAAAATACATTTCAAGTAAATATGAATCATCAAATCTACTAGATGTATCTTCTCCTAAAACTAAATCTCTATTTACAAGTGTACGAGGTAGATAGTAAATATCTTGACCATATATCTTTAGGCCTTCAATAATTAAATCTTCATGTAACCTCTTTTCAGAGTCGTTACCTATACCTCTGCCGGCTTGAAAATAGTGGTTAACTGCCATGTCATTTTATCCAATCATCATTGCTGGATTTAATTCATACGAGCTTCTGATTTCTTGTTCTAATTTATCAACATCTTGAAGCGCTTCTGAATAAATTTGTTGACCATTTAGGGTCACACCACCTATCATTTGTACTCCACCAAATTTTGATAGATTAGCACCCCATTGTTTTTTAAACAAAGCGGTTACATATCTTTTTAAAAATATGTCATCAAATACATCTGAATGAGTTTCTGGATCCATTTTTCTATATGCTTCAATTACAATATACTCGCCTACTCCTAAATCATTTTTCCAATCCATGTCAATGAATAATCTATTATCGTGTTGATTAAATCTTAATGGTTTTTCTCCCACCAAGATATGGTCTAAAAAGTCCAAGTGTCTCAATACAACATCATAGTTGATAATACTTGTAGATGAAAAATCGTACAAGTCATTTAATCTCATTTGATATCTTACATCAAACAAATTCATGTTTGACTTATTTGAGAACGGAAATATATTGATTACTGATATGATACTTTCTGGTACAACTATAAAGTTGTTACCCTCTTTCCATGATGTAGTGACACCATTCTTCGTTATACTTTCTGAAGAATCTGCCGTCATTCTAGTTCTATCAGCTTCTGTTAATTGATACTTTAAATATGCTCTTTGTACGCCATCATAATGATACTGTGAAAAATACTGTAACGCTTCGTCAATTCTATCTTCTAATTGGTCGTCATCAGCATTAATCTCAATTACAGGCTTACCTAACGCTCTTAAAGCATATTGTTTTAAATTCTCTCTACTTGCTGGTTTTGCCATAATTGTTACCTTTTCTGGTATATTTATAAGAATTATTTAATGATAGGAAAGAGATTATCGGAACAAAACAATTTAATGTCTTCTTCAGGTAAACCAAGGGATTGCATAACTCTAGGTGTATGTGGATTCATTTGTTGATGTTTACAGTAGTAATTTTGTGCTTCTCTAACATCTTCCGGCTTACTATCGTCATGGAATTCTACTATTCTATCAAGATAAAAAGATAAATTATTCTCAACCAAAAGACATATATCATTTAACTCTTTTTCTTCTCTAATATTACCAGCGGCTATCATGTGAGGACTAAAAATTTTTAATGCCCAATCAGGCAATTCTCTAGGTTTAGAAGGCTTATATTTTGATACTAAATCACCGAAAGCATTTACCATTCGGTGGTCTTTTTTAAGTAACGGTGAGAAATCGTGAAACGCACCAGTAACTTTCTTTTCGCCTGCAATAATATCCCAGCCAAAAATAGGTCCACCATTTGTTAATCCTGGAAAGATACAGACATGTTGCATCCATAATCCTTTTTCTTCTCTTACATCAACAACATCAACATGAGCTCGTCTTACGCCTTGATTTGACCATGTTCTATTAGTCCAACTATCGTTGTTGAATCTATCCATACCAGGTTCATTATATTCATCTAAATAAAAATTTAACTTTTGTATTATAGTTTCGCTATTTTTTATTAGTCTATCCCAAATCATTAATCTTTACCTTCCATTTTAGTACCTCTAAAG